GTCAACTCGACCACGCTCGTCTCGCCACACAGCATGCACTTCTGCGTGGTCAACTTCACCATCACTGGTTCCTCGGAAAGTCCGACTTTCTCGGGCTCTTCCAGCACCAGCCGCTGGCCGACACCGAGGCCGAGGCCCTGGCCGTACAGCGTGAAGTGCGTGACGCACATATTGGCCCACGGGCCGAACACTGTCGCGCCGTCGTACTGTGCGGGGACAGTGGTGTCCCCGTTCTGATTGCAGATATCGCACATCGGTAGCACTGCTACCGTGGCGACCGTTCCCTTCTCAGGCATGCCTGACTCTCTCTCTGTTCTCTCTATGTGGGCTGATCAGCCCGACCCGCAACTCTGGAAGTCCCTCCCAACCAGAGGTACGAGCCGCACTGTCAGGACGGAAAAGTCCGGACTTTCAGATGGGAAGTAGGCCCGTCAGGCCCACTTCAACCTTCTAACACTAGTCTACCACACTAGTCCACCATTGTCAAATCGGGGTCTACGGGTAACGCCGGAACCGGAGGGTTTTCGGCCTCCGGTTCCGGGTCAATGACGAAGCGCACCTTCTTCCGCGTGGCGGCGTGACGGCGCCGCATCACGTCCTCGTCGCTGGAGAGCATCACTCGTCGACCGTGATGATCCAGTTGCGCGTGCAACCGGGGCAGTCGATGCGGATGAAGCCGCTCTCCTTCCGCCGATTCAGCAGGGATGACACGAATCCGCAGAGGCAGGTGATGCTCATAGGAACTCCACCGTGAGGGTGAGGCAGGCCGCGACGAACGTCACGACCAGCCCCATCCCGACCCATCCGAGGATGCGATGCGCCCGATCCTCACGCTCGCAGTCGGCCAGCCATCGGCCGATCCGCTCGTCCTGCCGGAAAGTCCGGACTTTCACGGCGCTCATCCGTACACCTTGTGGTACGCGACCAGCCACTCACGCTCGACGGCATCCCACCGGTCGGAGCACAGGTCGCCGTACTCGGGGTCCATCGTGACGGACTCCGCACGGGCGATCAGGTTCATCAGCGCGGACAGTCGATCCATCCGGGAAAGTTGGACTTTCCCGTCGCCGGTCGCCATGTTCGCCATGATCTGACGGGTCGAGTAGGTCCTCGACTTGGGCGCGGTGCTCACTCGTTCACCATGTCGACGCGCACGATCGTGAACTTCGACGGGTCGATCAGCCGACGGGGCTCGGGCTCCTGGTCGAGGTCCAGTTCTCGCTGGCGCCAGTTCGCCTCACTCTGCGTCATGGGCGCCTTGCCGATGGCGTAGTTCAGTTCGTACGCGGTGAACGCCTCGACGGTCAGCGAGTAGGTCACATCGGCTCCGCCCATGTGCTCGTAGCCGCAGTGGTCGAACAGGTCGCACAGGATCGCGATGGAGTCGTGACCGTGGATGTATCCCAAGTCACTGGTGTCGGCCTCGTAGTCACAGCAGTTGCAACCCACTCTCACCTGAAAGTCCCGACTTTCCTGGTCCCGTTCGATCCGTGCCCGCAGCAACGCTGCGGCCAGAATCTTCGTGTCCGGGTGCGCGATCAGCGCCTTGCACGCCTTGCACGTCACCTTGTCAGGGCTCTCCGTGTGACGGCTTCCCGACGCGAGACAGGCATTCGTCCAGAATGTCCCGCCCTCGTTCACGTCGATGGACAGCGTTGGTATGTACCAATGCATCTTTCTCTCTCTCTCTCTCTGATTCGGTGCCATTCGGCTACCGAGAAAGTCCGGACTTTCACTCTCTCGCTCTCGCGGGAAAGTCGGGACTTTCACGGGCTCCGATGGGGTCACCAAGTGGCGGCATCCCGATGGGGGATGCCGCTCACTCGGCTCGGATCAGTGCTGCTCGGACTTGCGAATCCGGGCGATACCCTGCGATCGGCCGCACGCGGGACAGATGCGCTCGGCGAAGATGGTGCGCGGGGTCTCCCGGACAACTCTCGTGGCGGTGCCGCGAGTGTGCAGGATGTTGGAGCACGGCGGGGACTGGCTCATTTTTTCTCTCTCTCTCTTGCAGAAAGTCGGGACTTTCTGGCTCCTTTTTCTGGGGTCGCCAAGCCTCGGCATCCCGAAGGATGCCGACGGTCATGGCTACTTTCTGGCGGGCTGAAGACGGGCGCGACCGGCTTCGAGTCGGGCACGTTGGATGGCCGCGAGGCAGTCCGGGCAGAGAAGCACCGGACTGGGCGCGTGGATACAGAATCTCTGGCGAGTGGAACCAGCGATCCAGGGCTTGGGTGTGGCCCAGATGCGACTCGCCTGGGCGAGTTTCTGGAGACCGTAGGTGTCGTGGTTCATTGCTCTCTCTCAGAAAGTCGGGACTTTCAGGTTTGGTCTTGCGGGGTCGTCAAAGAGACTTGTGAGCCGATGGATATGGGATCGCTTAGATGGTCCGCCCTCAGTGGGGTTGTTAGGCGACGGCGACCGAGGCGGTCCACAGGGCGTCGCGGAGGGTGGACTGGTCTTCGACGGACAGGGCCGCGAAGAACTCGGGCGTGACCATGCCGAGAGCGGCGATCACCGTGTCGAACGAGATGGCCTCGTCCTTGTCGGTGCCGTCGTTCGGCTTGCCCTCTGTTGCCGCTTTCTTGTCGTCACGGAGCGACTGCTTGAAGTCGTTGAACGTCTTGACAGGATCTGCTCCCTTGAGGATGGCCGCGATTGCAGGGTTGACGTAGTTCTCTTCCTTCTTCCGGAAGGTCTGCGAAGCGAGCCCGTGGGCGGCCTTCGCGACCTCCGGCGTCGGAGTGACGTTGGCACGAAGCATGTACTTCCAGCCGTCGACCAGGTGGCCGACTGCGGGCTTGGACAGTTCGCCCTCGTGACGCGAGTTGAGGCGACCGTTGACCGCGATGCGGAACGACTCCTTGCGCTCGCTGGCTTCCTTGCCCTCGACAGAACCGATCCACTCGTAGGCGAGTCGGCACTGCTCCAGACGGGTCGAGCCAGTGTCAGAGATATTGGCGAAGTCGTCCGCGATTGCTTCGAGCGAACGGGTGGCGGTGACAGTTGTCTTAGTCATGTGTTTCTCTCTTTTCCGTCCGGAGAAAGTCCGGACTTTCAGAGAGGACGGACCACCTAAGTCATCCCATATCCAGCGACAGTACTGCCATAGTCTGTCGCACGTGAATTAGCGGATTCCGGATGGATGATTGCCAGGCCAGCCGAATCGAGGGTGAGCAGCAGCGCTGCCACATGCCCGAATTGGGGGCTTATGGATGATGCATCCAGAATCGTGCCATTGCACGTTGAGTAACCCCGTCCGTAGAGAGAGTCCTCTTATGAAGTTGATGCCCGCGTCAAGGCGTGTTAGTACGCTGCGTGTGTCCTATCTGCGCGTGATCGCGCGGTGTGCGGGCGCGAGGCCCGCCGCCGGAAAGTCCGGACTTTTTCCAGTTGCTTCCTTCGCTCCTGGTGTACCACCAGTCTACCCCGGGAGCCCGCCCGGTGCCGCTGTCTTCCTACGCTCTTCGTTGGCCTATGCGCGTCCGGCATGGCCAAGTTAGGTCCCACATAACCCAGGGGAAAGTCCGACTTTCTGGGTGCCGCCGGAAGGCGGCCCCCATGAGCAGAGAAAGGGTTCGAGTGGGGGGATTAGATAGATAGAAGGAAGATCACGATTCTGGCCTCGAAATCCCCCTCTGATCAGGGGATTAGTCTCCAAGAAGGGGGCAGTAAGAAATACTACATTCGCGTAGTACTGAGATACAACATGAGTAGTGCGTATAGACTACGATGGAAGCATGCCGAAGCCGCCCACCCCTATCCGCTTGCTGAGAGGCGAGGTCACCGCGACAGGAGAGGAAGTGCTGGTCGAACAACCAGTGCGGCCGGGACGAACGAAGGCGAGAAAGCAGAAGCGCATGAGCATGGTGAATGTCGACGCGATGATGCGTCTCCAGATGACCGCCACCGAGACGCGCATCTTCTGGTGCCTCGTCGGCCATGTCCCTTCGCGGAGTGGGAGCGTGGCGTTCGTGCAGATCGCGCAGATCGCCGAAGAGACCGGCATCCACCGCGTCAACGTGTCGAAGGCGATGAAGGACCTCCGTGACCGGCGCATCATCACGACGGTTCGGCAGGGCCAGCACCACATCAACGCGAACATCATCTTCAATGGCTCGTTCGATGACTGGAACGATGCCGACGTCCTGGAGCGTGAGCCGATCTGGACGCGACACGGCGTCGACCCGGTGACGGGCGAAGTCCTCTGATGCAGTGGCATCGGCGCGAGAACCTGCTGAAGTACACCCCCAAGAAGAGGCGCCAGCCGGACCGCGGCATCCGGAAGAACCAACCCCCTGTCGAGACGCGCGTCATGACCGAAGACGAGTGGCTGAACCGGAAGAAGTAGCGGTATCCTTTCCGTACCACAGAAGGGCACGCCATGATCTACGATCCGGTTGACCAGAACATCTGCATGAACGAACTGGGCGTGCTGTTCTGTCTCCGGCCGAACCCGACGGGTGCCGACACCGACTGGGTGGAACTCAGCGAGATGCGTCGGAACGGGGAGTTTCGTCGTCCGGAGTGGTGACTCGGTAGACCGCGAACTCCCGGTCCAGGCGTTCTAGTTCGATGCCGAACACCGGCATGTCGCCGTCGTTGTGGCCGTGACCGGGGTGCGACAGCAACAGGTCGTGGGCGCGCAGGAAGTCAGACAGTCTCATCGGCCGGGAACAGTTCGGTGAAGCAGGTGTTGTAGTGCGTTTGGTCGGGGTCGTCCCACTCTCGCAGGCCCCACTCGCCGGTCTTCTTGTCGTACCAGCCATGCCGGTGCCGCTCCGGGTTGTTCGCGGCGATCACGAAGTCGAAGATGTAGCCGCCGTGCCCCCAGGCCCGTGTGATCATCAGCCCGGTCGCCGCTTCGATGCGACGGACCGAGCGGTCACTCAGCCGCTGTGCGCTCATCGTCCCGAGCATTCAGTCGTGCGGCGCCGCGCTCCGCTTCGCGCTCGTTGCGGAACGGGATCGGGTGGATGCGGACCAACTGGCCCTCTTCGTCGACGAGCCCGACCACCCAGTAGGCGCCAGACATCCGTACTTCCCAGGTCACTTCTTCCTCCGTGCCCGGCGTTTCTTCTCGGCCGCAATGAGTGAGCGGAGTGCCTCGGACAGCGATGAGCCGTTGGCGATGTCGCGCAGGTCGCGCATGTCGGCATCCGAGAGCCGAAACTTCACGGTGAAGGCCATCGTGACGGGGCCAATAGGGGGGCGAACCATGGTCCAATTGTACCACGGAACTCATTCTGGCCCCCAGAAAGTCGGACTTTCCCGTAGCATTTGGAGCGTCCCGCAAAGACACCTGGGGGGTGCGCTCATGACCGACGCCGCGATGGACCCCGGTGATGGCATCGAGCGCATCGCCCCGGAAGACCTGAACCTGCGCCGAGTGCAGAAACAGATCGGCACCCGCAAGGACATCTCCGACGCCGAGACGATGAGCGAGGTCATGGCGCGCGGCATGGTCGCGCTCTGGGTACGCGGCGCCAACTACTCCGATCTGGCCGACGAGTTCGGTGTCTCCGTGCCGACCGCGCGGATGGCGGTGGAGCGGGTGCTCGCCGATTCGCTGGACGACAACGAGGACAAGTCGAAACAGCGGCACCGGGTGTCTCTGCAACTGGACGCCTTCCTGCGCTCCGTCGTCGATCGTGCTCTGGACAAGACGGATGATCAGCAATTGGCCTATCTCCGCGCCGCAATGATGGTCGTCGACCGGAAATCCCGACTTCTTGGACTCGATGCACCGATCAATGTGCAATTGGGCCTGCCGTCGAAAGACGAATTGGATCAATGGGTGGCCGCCGTGGCGCATTTCAATGGCACCGCAATGCCGGTGGAGGGCGATCCCTTCGACGAAATCGAATTGGAGCAGGACCCGGAGACCGGAGAGTGGGCGTAAGCGAGAATATCCGCGCGCAAATCGCGGATCAGATGCCTGAGAAACGGCTTTCCAGCCGATTCACCACTTTCGAAAGCGCCTTCAAAGAGATCGAAGACGCCGCATATAACCGCCGGATGATCACTAGGGAGTATGTCGGCCGCGCGGCATTGGCATTTGCCGTCTTTGACTCCCAGGGCGAGGTCCTTTGGGAGGAAATCACCGAGCGGGAGCCCGCAATTAGCGACATCACCCTCGGCGGCTATCAAAAGAAGCGGCTTCGGGGCCGCGAGCACGGTGAATGGCAGATTGTGAGGCTCCGATGACCGCCACACCCCCCTTCGACGACGACGAACGCGATGATGACGCCCCGCGGATGCTGTCCCCGGCCGAAATCAAGAAGATGTCCGAGGGCTGGAGCCCCGAGGCCCGTGCCGCGGCGGCGAACATGGTCGAAGACCTGGTTCATGGCAAGCGCCGGGCTTGGTACTGCGCCAGTCCGGGCAGATCGTGCGACGGGAGGCCCCATAAGGGATATGAATACCCGCACGCTCGCGGCGACCAGTGGCCGCCCCCCGGAGCGGACTGGTTCTCGTGGTTCCTGAGCGGCGGCCGAGGTTCCGGGAAGACCCGGACCGGTGCCGAGTACGCGCGGCGGATGAGCGAGCGCGTCGGGCGCATGGCCCTGATCGCACCGACCGGAGCCGACGTCCGCGACACGATGATCGAGGGTGAGTCCGGCCTCCAGTACGTCTGCTCGGTCGCCGGACAGGGCATGAAGTGGGAGCCCTCGAAGCGCCGTATCACCTTCGAGAACGGGTGCATCGCCACCACGTTCTCCGGCGAAGAGCCCGACCGACTCCGTGGTCCTCAGCATGGCTTCGCCTGGCTGGACGAACCGGCCCACATGCCGCTGATCGAAGAGGTCTGGTCGAACCTGATGTTCGGCCTGCGCTTGGGGCGCAGGCCCCACGTTGTGCTGACGTCCACACCGCTTCCCACCAAGTGGGTGCGTGAGATTCAGGGCAAGGAGAAGACCGTCGTGGTCCGGGTGTCGACCTACGCGAACCTCGACAACCTGGCGCCGAACTTCCGCGAAGAGGTCGTGGCCCAATACGAGGGCACCCGGAAGGGCCGCCAGGAACTCTACGGTGAACTTCTACTAGACGTTGAAGGTGCGCTGTGGCAGGAAGAGTACCTTCAACGCGGGACTGCCAGTCAGCCGCCAGAGATGGATCGGATCGTCATTGCGATCGACCCTGCTGGTTCCCAGAACAAGCGTTCCGACGAGACCGGCATCGTCGCGGTCGGCCGAGAGGGTAACCGCGGCCACGTGCTTCGGGATGCCTCCGGGAAGTACAGCCCGCAGGGCTGGGCCCGGACGGCACTGAGCCTGTACCGAGAACTGGAAGCCGACGCCATCGTGGCCGAGAAGAACTTCGGTGGCGACATGGTGCGCAAGGTAATCGAGACCGAAGCCGAGGCGATGGGCCTGAACCCGCGCATCATCGTGAAACAGGCGATGCGGTCCAAGGCGCTCCGCGCCGAGCCTGCCGTGAACCTCTACGAACAGAAGCGCGTCTTCCACTGGAACAACCTCGCCGAGTTGGAGAACGAGATGCTGACCTGGATTCCGGGCACCGGCGCGAGCCCGAACCGGGTGGACGCTCTGGTCTGGGCGCTGGACGAACTCATCACCGCGACCAGCGTCGGCCGCATCCGGAGCGCCCGAGGCGGTACGATTCGCCGCAGGGACGATGGACTCGGCAGGAGAATCGCGTGACCGCGGCGCTCGACAACATCTGGATCGCCATCCTCGCAATCGCCGTGGGCGTGCTGGGATCGGGGCGACTGACCCGAGCGATCGTCCATGATGATTTCCCGCCGTCGGTGTGGTGGCGGATGCAGTGGGCGAAGTGGACGCACGACGGCCCGTGGTCGAAACTGTTCCTTTGCTGGTGGTGTCTGAGTTTCTGGGTCACACTCGTCTGTATCGGCTGGTTCTTACTGATCGACGTCGCGCCGTTCTTCTTGTGGTCATGGTGGATTTTCTGGGGCGGCCTGGCCGCTTCGTACGTTGCGACGATGATCATCGTCCGTGACGAGAGCGAGTAGGGGGGGATCGGTGCCGCGCCAATCGCAGTACGAGTCGAGAGTGCTCTCGATGCCACAGGGGAAAGCGGTGGTTGCGGCGGCTCGACGCCTCGCCTCACCGGGCAAGCAGGAGGACCATAAGCCCCGCAACGACGCGGGTTGGCAGGACCGGGCGTGGAAGTGGTACGACATCATCGGCGAGTTCCACTTCGCGTGCGCGTGGGTGGGCAACCTGATGTCGCGCGTCACGCTCGAAGTCCATCGGGGCATGGACAAGATCGAGGATGGTGATGCCTTCGACGCCCTCAATGCGCTGTTCTCCGGGCCCGAGGGCCAGAAGGAGATGTTCCGGCAACTCGGCGTGCAGTTCACGGTAGCCGGTGAGGGATACATCGTCGGCGAGGACGGCGGCGATTCCGCCGACGACAAGTGGCTGGTGGTCGCGGCCAGCGAACTGACCAAGAACGGCACAGCCTGGAAGATCGGCAAGCGGGAAGTACAGAACCCGCTGGTGATCCGGCTCTGGCGTCCGCACCCGAGGGTGAATGAGGCGCCGGATGCCCCCGCTCGTGCGGTCCTCCCGGTGCTCTCTGAGATTGACGGCCTGACCAAGCACGTCGCGGCACAGATTGACAGTCGCCTCGCGGGTGCAGGTCTTCTGCTGTTGCCGGACAACATCTCGTTCGCCACCACGTCGGCGACATCCGTCACGGATGAGACAACCGGCGAGACCTCTCAGCAGAACCAGGCGCTCGATCCGTTCCTTGACGAGTTGATGCAGACCATGATGGCGGCGATCCGCAATCGTGAGGATGCCGCGGCACTCGTGCCGATCCTGCTTCAGGCCAACGGTGAGCATCTGGACAAGGTGCGTCACCTGACCTTCTCCACGCCGCTCGATGAGCAGGCCATCGAACTTCGCAAGGAGGCGATCCGCCGACTGGCCTTGGGCATGGATATGCCGCCGGAGATT